CCGAGTACATGAACTTTTGCGCACGTAACCCGTTCATTACTTATGAAGTCCTGAAGGGTGGGAACGCGGCAGGGCAAAAAGTCCCTATAGAGAAGAAACGCGCGCCATCGCTTGGTGGCTTCTGCCTTTTCATCGGGTGGACTATGCAAGCGTTCAAGAAGAACGGCGCACGGCTCGAGAAGCTGGCAGACGACGGGAACGAGGACGCGGCTAACCTATTGACCGGGTACGCCCTTATCGCCGAACTCATAGCAACCGATATGGACGAGAGCGCGCTTGCTGGTGTGGTTGATGCTAACTACATGGCAAAACTTAGAGGACTACGCGACCTTAAGGACGTAACAAGCAACGGCAAGGAAGCAGGCACAAAGGCTATGCAGGTTAACGTACTATCCGAGGATGCAGTGAAGAACCTACAGAAGTTAGGGGGAATTTAATAATTTAACTAAAAACAGTTTTTATGACAAAGACTTATTCGGCGGTAGTAACCGCAACAGGCGATAATATCGCTTTTCAGATTGAGGTATCGAACATCGGTACCATTGTACTTGAACGCTCCATCAACGGCACAAAGTGAGTGGTAGACCGCGAGATTTCCGAAATGTTCGTGTTTAGTAACGTAGCCAAGTTTAACGTAGTCGGCACGGTGGTAGGTCAACAGTTACGCGTATCGTACGAGAACTGCACCGAGGTATCATTTGAAACACTCCAATAGCCTATGAGAGGAATTGATATCAAGCAAATACACACGCGGTCATTCCGAATATCGGGGCTTACCGCTAAAGGGGGGTACCGGCGGTGACTGCTCGACTATATGGGACAACAAACTGGTAGGCAGATGGGACGCACGTACATTCCCGGACGGTACATTAGCCACGATACCCAATACCGCTATGATGGCAGGCAAAGCCCCGGACTTGACCGTGTCGGGCGCAACGATGGCGAGCGGTACATTACAGTTCGACGGTGTGGACGATGAAGCCCATACCGCGTCATTCTTGTTCCCCGAGAGGTTCACAGCCTTTTGGGACGTTGACTGGTTGGGCAGCAAGAACAAATCAGCAGGCATAGTCCACCCTTTGGACTTGTATTTGTACAATTACGCGGCATATGGGGTAGTGGGCTGTTACATTAAGAGTTCCTCGAGTGGTGCCCTTATACCTAACACCAGCGCAGGACTATCAACGAACGGGAACATATATGCCCCCGACGGTAGCGTTACTCCGTCTACTGGAATAATAGGTACAGGAACGTACAATAGCGCCTTAAGCATTGCAAATAAAGGCACGGTATTTACCCAAATGGGTTTCAGACAGCTACTAATATTCAACAAGGAGCTTACACAAGCCGAGGTTAACGACGTGTTACGCGTCATGTTCCCGGCTTAAACTCTATCAAACATCAATGCCACATCGGTTTTCACTACCTTTGTGACATTAAACATTTATAAGCATGAACGTTACATTTACTTTTGAAAAGATACTATCGGCTTTCGTAGACCCGAAGATACGCGGCGTAGCCTCCAAAGGCGGTACACGTAGCGGCAAGACATGGGCAACGCTACAGATGCTGCACATACTGGCGCTGAACAACCCCAAACCGCTCGTTATCTCGTGTGTGGCGGCTACGTTCCCAATGGTCAAGCGCGGTATGCTCCGTGACTTTAAAGCCATGGTGGCAGCCGAGGGCTACTGGGACGAGAACAAGTTCAATAAAACGGAGAGTACATACGAATACCCGAACGGCACGATAGTAGAGTTCTTCTCGTGCGATAACGCAGGCAAGGTGCACGGCCCGGCACGTGATATACTATTCGTCAACGAGGCGCAAGGCATACCCCGGGAAATCTTTAGGCAACTTGATATCCGTACACGTAAAAAGGTCATCATCGACTACAACCCCGTACGGAAGTTCTGGGGCGAGACCGAGTTCGTAGGTGACAGATATACCACGATACATTCGACGTACAAGGATAACCCGTATTTGACCCCCGAACAAGTGGCAGCCATCGAGAAGAACAAGGGCGACGCTAATTGGTGGCGCGTGTATGGCGAGGGCTTGACGGGCGGCGTAGAGGGTAACGTTTACCCCGAGTATGAGGTTATCGACGATATGCCCGAGACGTTTACAGGCCGCTGCCTGGGGCTTGACTTCGGTTTCGTGAATGACCCTACCGCGATAGTGGACATACGCATGGAAGGCTGGGACTTATACGTAGACCTACTCTGTTATGAGCAAGGCTTGCTTAACAGCCATATAGCGGACTACTTGAACGCCAATGCACTGAACCGGGTAATAACCGTGTGCGATAGTGCGGAGCAAAAGAGTATCGTGGAACTACAGCAGAAGCGTATCAAGGCGATACCGTGTGTTAAGGGGCGAGGCTCCATAGCAGCAGGCATCGCGCAGGTCAAGCAGTTCAAGTTGCACGTAACAAAGCGTTCCGTTAAGCTACTTGATGAGCTGGATAACTACAAATGGATTAAGGACGAAGTATCGGACACATACACCAACGAGGCTATAGACGCATGGAACCACGCACTTGATGCGCTCCGTTACGGTGTGGACTTCTTGATACGTAAATACAGACCCAAATAATGAAGAAATTTATATTGAAATGGATATATCGCATAACAGCGATTAACAACCGAAAGGTATTATTAAGAGTTGCTAACCTACCGGCAAACGGAACCGTCCGAATAACCAAGGACGAAGAAAAGTTGCTTAAGGATATGATTAAATACTGTCGCCCCTCACAAGTCGCTACGCGCAATGGGAAGGCCACGTACAGACTTAGAGATGTCGAGGATATAACTCTATGGTCTATGCTTGAAACGCGCCGTGCGGAGGACGCAAACGGGCGTATCAAGGCGTGGACTGATAATAACTACGAAGCGGAAACTATTCTCGACGCCGCGAAGCTTGATAAGTTCATAGTGTCACAGATGGAAATCGCGGACGGTCTCGAACAAATCGTGTTTCAGAACATGAAGCAGACGGGCGAAAGCGCGTTGACGGGCGACGAGAACATTAAGCAGGCGAAGAACCTACTCGGTCTTGTGCAGATTACGGCCGAGCTATTCCACTGTAGCTTTGAGGACGCGAAGCAAATCAACTATTCGGACGCTATGCTGGCTATCGCCAAACGTAACGACGAGATAGAGAAGGAGAAGCGAGAAATGAAGAAACAACAAATGAAAAACAGATAATTATGACTTTTGAAACAATAATTAACACAGCGAACGCCCGGGCTACAGCCTTGGGCAAAACGCTGATATTCGGAGATACCGCAGTACAGAACGTGGCGGCTAATGAATTGGGCGACGACTTCTTTACGCTTGACGTAACGACTGGAAGCTATACGGATACTAACGTACCGGGGTCCAGTGCTTACACGGTAGTCATTCGCTGCATGGGTACATCAGCCTATATGCGAGACGATGCAGTAGAGATTGCTACACTGATACGCACAGACCTACTGTTGCATGAGATGCTTAAAAGCTTCATATGCGGCTACGAGATTGGTTCACTACGTATCGCCAAAGTGCAGAACCAGTACGACACCATTAAATCGGGATGGGAGGCAACGTTCGATGCTTACAAGTACGGGGCGTGAACTTAATACCGTTTGCTTTCTGATGGTTTACTTCGTACTTTTGTACACTGTTTAAAAACAAAAAGAACATGAAAATCATCAGAAACAACATTATCCCGGTTAAAGGTTTCAAAGCTATTAACCTATTCGGCGTTCTCTTCGTACGTGGTAACGCGGTTATAAGCAAGAAGACGTTAAGACATGAACACATCCACACGATGCAGATGCGCGAGATGCTGTACGTGCCGTTTTACTTGTGGTATGGTATTGAGTACGTCATTCGCTTTTTCGGTTGGAGCTTCGAGAAGAAGCCGTGCGACCCGAACGACAAGCCATACGACCGTATGAGCTTTGAAAAGGAGGCCTACGCCAACGAGCACGATGTGGAATACCCAAAGACAAGGAAACATTTTAGCTGGTTTAAGTATATTTAACTATGAACAAGGAAGTTACCCAATTAGTTAGGCAGATACGCGACGAGATAGTAGCTAACTACTATCGCATGAGGCTTAACGCTTCGGGTCGCTTCGATAGAGAAACAGAAGTTGTAGAGTATGCAGGCGGCGTTAAGATTGAAAGCCCGGCATACATCTACCAGATGGAAGACGGGAGGGCGGCGGGAAGCTTCCCACCCGTTTCTGCCATTAAGCAATGGATAAAAGACAAGAACGCGAATGCCGGAACGGACATACCCGAAGAAGCGGCATACGCGATAGCATACGTTATCAAGCGCGACGGTATTCGCGTACCCAACGAGCACAACGAAGGCGGCGTAGCAAGTAAGATACTGACCCCCGATATGGTGCAGCGTATCACAGTAGAGGTGTCCCGGATAGTAAGGGCAGAGATATTAACCATTTTAACTAAAAAGCAATGATTATACGAAATCTATTAAACAACGAGACAGCAACGGCGGCGGGTTCGTTGAATATCAGTGGCATAGGCACTGGTATTTATCGCCCTATACGTTTGGAACAGGTCGGTTCAGTTACAAGTATAAACCTTATCTTTACACGTAATGGGGCTACAAAGGCAACGGCTACCGTAACCCCATACGAGGGCGCCGTATTGGATTTGTCAATGATGGCAGCAGCGACACCGAGCATAACGGAGAGCATTAACAGAGGTCTCAGGTTTACTGACTTCGTAGACCAAGTGGCGATACAATACTGGGAGAGCACGCAGAAGTCCATCACTGTGCGCGTTATACATGCCCCCGTGGCGGACGGACGGTTTGCATCACAGGCGAGCACGCGCAACCTATCGGACTATGGCAACGGACTGTTTAACCAATTGGACTTTAGTTGCGCTTCGTTTCTTGATAGTCCGTTAACGGGTACACCGTTTAACTTTGCACTGCGATACGGGCAGTTTACAGCGAATTCGGACGGTAGACTACGTGTTCGGGTTAACGGTGTGGGCGTATCGGACATTTGGGCTAATACAACCGCAGCGCGGGATGCAAACACGCCCAATAGAGCGTTCAGAACCGCAAACGATGCTTCTATATGGGGGTGGGCGCGTTTTGAACGTAAATACCCGTATTGCTCTGACCCTAATAAACGGGTAACGCTTCGATGGCTTAACAGCAAGGGGGCTTATGATACGATGTATTTCGACCAATACCGCATTGTGCCTACTTACTTGGTTAACTTCTCGGGTGGCAACCGCGTGCTGTCCTACGACGTTACGATAAACGTAGTAGTAACGGACGATAACCAAAACGCGCTGTACTGGCTTTCACGTTCGGGCGAGGTTGCCGGGGTATTCCCTTTGGCTACTAACCAGTGGGCACGCGTTACGATACAGAACCCGAACGCGTTGAACATACAAGGCGGTGCGACGGGACGAGTAGCGGCGTTTAAATGCAAGTTTGAAATTATAGAACCTTAACAATATGGATTTAACAATACGAATTGATGGTGTAGTGATAGACGGTGTAACCGCAAACTCGGTAAAGCTGACTATCAACAACCCGGACCCTTTAAAATTCACGGAGCAAACGGTTAGTTACTCCGGGACGATTAACATACCGCGTTCAGAAGTGAATGACCGGGTGTTCCGTTCCGAGCGTTTCCCGGGGAAGTTCATAAGGACATCCCCGTACCGGGCCGAATTGTATTTTGGGGGCCTCAATATCCCGTTCGGCAGCGGTTTGTTCCGTGTACGTGTAACGGCAGACGAGGACGGATATAGCCTTGAACTGATAGAAAACATATCAAAGCTTTCGTCGTTACGCGCCCCGGTGGTTGCAATACCTAAAGAGGAAATGCCGGTGCATCAGTTTTCAACGTATATAGATAGCCTTAATTACGCGTACCCGAACGACGTTACCATACCTACGATATACGCGGCGAACAGGACAACGCCCGTGCTTATGTCCTATGTGGCAGACCGAGTTACAAAAACGGCAGAGGAATACAAGGACGCGGAAAGCCAGTTGGTTTTTAAAGGCGCGCACGACGGGCTGGACGGCTCTGTATATCCGACTAATTACATGATAGCGGAAAGCAACGAGGTTGCCACATGCTTTACATACATGGCTGGCTCTGACTTCGATTTAAGGTTTACCGAAGATTCGTTTATCGTCCTTCCGCCCTCCGCGCCTTCTACCGTTTATCTTAGGAGTAACGGCGGCACATTCGCTTTGCCATTTAAGCGCGGTGTGGTAAGACCAGACGGCAATCACCCATATTACCCGGTAAACCCGGGTTCTACGTCTTGTTTGGTAAGACCGAGGTCTTCACGCGATTTGAACCTCGGCTTTACTACCTCGGCATCATCGGGGGTGTACTCGATTACACCGATTACGACCGTACCGAATACAGAAGCGTATTACATCTCGTTCAAGATTAATTTTGTTTCCACCCCGGAGTATGCCTGGGACTTGGTAGAGACAATGGGCATAGATACGCCTTTCGGTATTGTGCAGGCATTTTGCAAAGCGTTTTGTTGGACGTACGAATTTAAATCAAGCCCGTTTGCATTGACACTTAAACCGTTTATCAACCCGTCTACGAGTTCGACCTATCGTGTAGACTTGACCGGGAAGATAGACACATCAAGCATTAAAGTATCGGAAACCGCCGGCGCGGCAAGAACATACGTGGTGCAGGTAGGCGCGCTAAAGCAGACGGTAGGCGGTTACGAGGGCGCTATATCTACGCAGGAGGTAGTAGGCGAGAGCGCGTTCCCGGTAAACCCCGGTGCGCAAAGACCGTATGCCTCTATGATTAAGGCATCCTCATACGGTTCATACACGTTCGATAACTATTTCAACCGTGCAAGCGGTTATCGCTCTACGATAGCAGGGCATTACTACCGTTTTTCCCCCGGATGGCAGATGACGGCTAAAATGAACCTATCGTATTTCGATATACAGAAAATGAAGTCCGACGCGCTTTATTTCGTAGGTGAGCTTAACTACTGGTTTTATCTCCGAACGATAAGCAATTGGGACCCGTCAACAGGAAATGCGAACGTTACGTTAATCGCAGTTAAAAATTAATAATTTGGATTATGTCAACAGAAAAAGTTACTCTATTAGACCTTTCGTTTGATACGTCTTCCGCCCTTGATGGGCTGGACGCTCTTATAGCAAAGTCCGTCGAACTGGCGGAAACGAAGAGCCAGTTAATGGCGGCGCTTAAGGACGAGAAGAAGCAGCTGGACGAGGCAGGCAAGTCGTACAAGGCCGGGACAATCGGTCAAGACGAGTATAAAAAAGCGGTAGGTGATGCGGCAAAGGCGCAAATAGATTTGAAAAAGCGGCTGTTAGATGTCAACGCCTCAATCTCCGACAACAACCGCGAGATAAAGACAAACACGACTCTCTTAAACAGTCAAGAGGACAGCGTAGACGCGCTTCGTGCACAGTTGGCGAAGAACACTAAGGAGCTGAACGCGATGAGCGCAGCGACGCGCAACAACACGGACGAGGGGCAGAAGCTTGTCACCGAGACAAAGGAGATAAGCGACAAGCTTAAGGACATGGAAAAGGCCGTAGGCGATAACCGTAGGAACGTAGGTAACTACGCGGAAAGCATCCAGGAAGCCATGAGCAGCACACAAGGGCTTTCCGGGGCTACAGCGGCTATGGCTACCTCTCTATCCGGGGGCGTGAACATCCTAAAGGTGTTTAATGCTACGTTGAGAGCTAACCCTATATTGGCGGTTGTGTCCGTTATACTTGTTCTCGTGTCAACGGTTGAAAAGCTGATGAAACGCAATAGCGAGATGGCGGCAAACCTAAAGGCGGCATTCGCTCCGTTTGAGGTTATCTTCTCTCGCATACTGGACGGCGTTACCGAGCTTCTCGGGGGTGTGGCAAAGGCTTTTGAATGGATAACGGAGAAGGTTGTCAACTTGCTTTCGTCTATCGGTCTGATTACCGAGGAGACAACGAAGGCAGCGAACGCGGCAAAAGCGCTCACCAAGCAGGAGTTGGCAATATACGAGGCAGAAACAAACAACCTCGTAACATTGTCGGCGATGCGTAGAGAACTGGAAGCGCAACGTACCATTGTGGGAGACCAGCTAAAGACCGCAGAAGAACGAAACCTTGCAGCCCAAAAGGCTATCGCTATTTCTAAGCAGATGGAAAAAGCCGAGATAGGGGTATTACAGCAGAAGTACAACCAAATCAAGGCGCAAAACGAGTTGAGCTACACAAGCAAGGAAGACAGACGTGCAGAGATGCAAGCACTGGCAGACCTGCAGGCGCGCCAAGCCGATTACATAGGGCAACGTAAGGAGTTGGAAAACCAAGCGAGCAGTATTGTAAAGCAGCAGATAGCAGCCAATGCGGCAGCTTACAAGGCGGCGGAGGCCAAGAAGGCACAAGCCGCAATAAAGGCAGCGCAGGACGCAGAGAACCAAAAGCGCGCTTTGCAAGAAGCTACCATAAAGCAGATGGAAACCGCGTTAACAGCTCTTAACCTTTCAATGCAAGCTAAAGAATTGGAAAACGATACCATCGGGACGAAGATAGAAAACGAAAAAGCATACGTAGAGGAAAGTTTAAAGCTTGAAAAGTACAGATTAGAGCAGGGTCTCATCACAAAGCAGGAATACGCCAACAAGGAAGCCGAATTTAATTTGGGCATACAACAACTGGAGATGCAACGTAAAGAAGAGCAGGACGCATTAATGAGAGAACGAGAAGCGACGGACGCGGCGAACCTTCACGAGCTTAAGATGATGGAAGTAACCAACGAGTTCGACATGCGACAAATGCAGCTTGACGCACAGTATGCGCAAGAGATGGCAAATGCCGAGAAGATAGGCGCGGACACCGCGTTGATACAGTCCAAATACGAGAAGGCAAAGGAGGCGAATACCAAGGCACGTGTTAATGCAGAGCTGACAATGACGGCAGGACTTGCAGGACAAATGTCAACACTGTTAGGGGAGCAAAGTGCTATTGGTAAGGCATTTGCGGTTGTTCAAGCGACAATAAATACTTACTTAGGTGCAACAAAAGCGTTGGCAAGTGGTGGTATACTCGGTATTGCACAAGCCGCTATCGTGATTGCTTTCGGTATGAAACAAGTTGCTACGATTGCAAAACAGAAAGACCCCGATACGAAAATTAACACCTCCGTTAAGAAGTATGCAAAGGGCGGTCAGATATACGGGCGTTCCCATGCACAAGGTGGCGTGACGTTCCGGGGTGATAACGGGCAAGTGTTCGAGGCGGAAGGAGGTGAGAACGTCTATATCATGAAGAAGACAGCGAGCGCCGAGATTAACGCGTTATCTGCACTCAACGAGGCGCACGGAGGCAATTCGTTCGGCACCTCGGGGCTTTACAAGTTTGCTGACGGCGGTATGGTTGCCGGGCTTTCCGAAGCTAACCGGGTAGCCAAGCAAGCCGGAAGCATGAAGTTATCAAACGAAAGTATTAACCAGCTCGCGGCGGTCGTGATTGACGCGGTAATGAGCATGCCTAACCCGGTTGTATCGGTGCAGGACATTAACAGCGGACAGAACGACGTTTCAGTAGTTCAAGGATTGGCGACATTTTAAAACCATTAACTCATACAGAGATGGCAGTTTACCATATACTGCCTATCTTTGCATGAGTTACAACAAAGACAAATTATATGAAATTTAGAAAACTTAGAATTATCCAAGCCGGGGTTACTACCAATTTCGGAGTACACGAAGGCAAGGAATACCCGTTAGTCATTACGGAGACCGCAGTTCAAAGCGTTGTAACGCTCGGCAATCTTAAGCCTATCCATTGCAGGCGTACCCATAACGGTGCGGATATGCTGGACGGGTATCTGGGGAAATTCACTAACTTCGTCTACGAGGACGGTGTAGCTTATGCCGATTTGGAATTGTCCGAAGCCTTACAAGCCGCCTACCCATCGGAGGCAAAATTCATCTCCGAGATGATAAAGAACGAACCCGATATGCTGGGCGTTTCTGTGGTAGGTATCAACAATCAGACATTAAACGGTGATGTGCTGGACGTTACCGAATTTTTTGAGTTATACTCATGCGATTTGGTAGGTCTGCCAGCAGCCACCACAAGCTTATTTAATAATCAAAACGAAAAGAAGATGAACAAATTTTTTAGTTCTTTCGCAGAGCTATTCAAGAAGTCAAGCTTTGCAACCGAGACGGTAGAAACTGTAGACGGTGCAAGTATCACGATTGAAGCAGCAGGCGAAACAATGGCTATCGGTGACAAGGTTTTCGATAGCGAAGGCAACGTTCACCCGGACGGCAAAGTAGAAGTGCAGGTTGAGGACGGCGTTCTCGTTATTGCCATTGCAAACGGTGTTATCGAAAGCGTAGAAGCTAAGGCAGAAGAGGAAAAAGAAGAAGAAGAGACTGAAACTGAAACTCAGACTACCGCTGATGTACCCGAAGAGTTTGCAAACCGTATGGCGGCTTTGGAAGCGTCGGTTACTGAACTTACCGCATCACTGGAAGCTATGACGGCTCAATTTAGCAGAGCGACAGCGAAACCCGGTGCCCCGGCGGTTAACATGCCGAAGAAGAACGAAACAAAATTATCAAAAGAGGCTGTAGCAGAAGCAGCTAAACGATTTTACAACAAATAACTAAAAAACAAAAAAATTATGGCTTTTACATTTACAGACCTTAACAGATTGAACCTCAACTCATTAAATGAGGTTATTTCCTTAACCGTAGGACTTGCCGGCGAAATCGCACAAGGCATCACAGTAATGAACGGTATCCCTAACGGCACGCCCGTTGTTTCCCTTACAGCAGCCGACAAGGCATTGCGTAAATCAGCAGGATGTAATGGTGAATACTTCTATAATAGCGTAGCTGACAAGGTTAAGTACTACCAGCACGCACCTATTGAATTGCCTATTGAGATTTGCTTGCAAAGCTTGTGGGGTAAGATGGTTGCAAAGGGTATCAACCTTGATGACAACTTCTCTGAAACCGAATTGGCTGGATTCATTCAGTCCGAAATATTGAAGGTATTGGAGGCTGACTTGCTTCGTTTGGCTTGGTTGGATGGTAACGTAGCGGCAGAAGCAACTGGTTACGGTATCTTCACTAATGGCGGTATCATCAAGCAGTACAAGGACAGCACAATGACTGAAAAAGTATTGGTTCTCGATACTAACGGTGTTCTCGCTGCATTGCGTGGTGCTATCGACGCACAACGCCCCGATACACTGGATAACTCGGAATTCTTCGTTACGTCTAACGTTATGCGCTTGTACAAGAACTTGTTGCAGACACGTGATAACAGCGTAGCGCAGTCCGACATCGTAGACGGTCGCCCGGTGTATTACTTCGAGGGTTACAAGATTAATGAATTGAGACACGTTTCTAATGCTGCAACGGCTGATGGTTTGGACACCGCGTTTATCGCGTTCACTCCGAAAGACAATATTCAGATTGCACTGGAAAGCGCTGGTACTGTTATCGCTCCGTTCATCCAGGACGCTAAGAGCAGAAACTACTACTCACAGACTTTGTTTGCCGCTGATGCTATGTTGGTAGCTCCCGAGAAAATGCAGTTGTGGTTGACAGCGAAAGCAGGAAAATAAATAAATCATTTACTAATTAAAGGGGTTGGGATATTAACCCAGCCCCTTTTTTATTTCAAATAATATGGGAAAAAGTTGCATTTTAAAACTTTCGAGTGCATCCAATGTTACCGTTGGCTGCACTATTCCACAAATCGGTATTAAAAACATATACCTAATGCACGCGGAGGACGTTACTTTTACGTTTAACGGGAACGGGCAAACGGTAACAGCTGCGTTCGTAGAAGGCACGAGTTCTACCAAAGTGGAGGGGTATAAACAGAATATCCAGGTTACAGCATCCCCGGTATCAACGGACGCGGCCAACAGACTTGCCGTGTCTGTTATGTTTAAGATACCAGCCCGATATGAGGATTTCACCCGGGCTGTACTAATAGGGAAATTTTACGTTCTTATTGAACACAACGACGGGCGTTATCAGATGGCGGGGGCGCAATCACCTTTAGAGTGTACGGGCTATGAGTACGACAGTAATTCCGGGGCTGGGTTAGCCACGGTAACACTTTCTAACCCAGAGGGCGCGCCCGGTGGGTATCTGATAACGCCGCTTATTTCGGTGGTCAATACAATAATCTCTAAATCAGTTTAATTATGGCATGTATTTCAAAATTGGCACGCGCAATTGCCTATAATTGCGACGGTGGCGCGACTGGTTTACTTAGCGCGCTTATTATTAATAAAGCGGATATTGCAAGCTTTGTAGTGACTTCTGACGGAACGGGCCTTTCAGCCCTCACTATAGCTGGTGGGAGCAAAGCATACAAGATAGATACCGTAAAACGATCGGTGGTTGTTTCGACGGCGCTAAAGGTTAACGAGGGCGCACCGAACGCCTTTTCTAATACGGTTACCATCACTTTGACGAGTGTCACGGGACACACTTCTTTGTCGCAGGCTCTTTCAAACGGCAGCTTCGTTGTTATCGCAAAGGACGCAGCGGGCGATTGCTACGTTTACGGTCTGTATTACGGACTATCGGCAACAGCTTACGAACATAGCTCACACGATAATGGGGGCTGGATAACGGCAACACTTGAAACGCCCGAAAACGTTATCGGGGAAGATACGATATGGGTATCAGCTGCTTTATATGCCGACCTTTATGCGGCAGCAGTAGGATAGTAATTAATTAAAAAAGAAAGGAAAAATAATATGGCATGTATTGGAAAAATAGCGGCAAACTTGGCAATGCCTTGCGGTGCTGCGGGTGGCGCTCGCCCGGTAGGCGCAAAGCTTCTGAATGCTTCAGATATTGCGAGTTTTACCGTATCGCCGGATAGCAGCGCAACAATCACGCGCATACCTACGACGGTGACATACGGCATTACCGCTATCAACAACTCTATGACGTTGACGGTAGGCATGAAGTCGCAGGATATAATGCCCGGTGCTTATGATGTATCGGTGACATTTAAGGACTTCGCTCAATCAAACGTAGTGCGCTCGTCGGGCTCTCCTTTAGGGGTGGTTAACTACAGACAGCGCGCAGAATTGGTGGTTGCTGTTGAATTTCAAAGCGGACAGTGCGCCGTGTTTGGGCTGGGTGCCCCATTGGTCTGCCTGGAAACAAGCTATGATTCCACGGGGGACGGGTTTACAACGTTCACATATGGCGTAGAGGATTGGCAGGTAGGGACAACCGTTCACAACTTGTCAAGAGCAGATTACGAAGCGTTGTCTACACCGGCACCAGCACCAGCACCAGAATCCTAATTAAATCAAAAGAAAATGGCAAAAGAATTAACTAATACTACGGGGCAGGGTGAAAGCGCTGCTCCCGTTGTTGTTGAACCGAAGGTTGCAACACTACAAGAGAAGTTGGACGCGTATTACGCAATGACCGGGTTAAAACTTGACCCGAATTGCCACATGGATATGGAATATTTATCTTTGTGGTACGAAACGAAGTATCTGACAAAGGTGGTTTACAGATGGGCAATGAAGCCCGGGGCGCGTATCGTGCATTACGTCGACGGCGTTGTATATAAGAGTGCGAACATGACAGACGAAATCGCGGAACGCCTCATGACTGAAAACCCAGCTTATGCTGAATGCTTCGTAGAAATCAATAAAGAGGAGAATTAATTATGATAGGTTACAGACGTTTCGCGCTTGTTGTCGAAAAGGCGCTTAAGTTGTCCGCTAATACGGGCGATAAGATTATTAACTACGGTGACGGCAACTTATACCCGCAGGAGATAGCCGAACTTATATATGCTTCAAAGACAGCTACGGCAGCAGTTGAGAAAATGACCGAGAACATTATTTGTGAAGGCTTCAAGAACGAGGACTTCGCGGCGATAACAAACGGGAACGGGTGTAACATGGATGATGTTTTAGAGGCTACGGCAAACGATGTCGCACGTTTTAGGGGCTGGGCTTGGATAGTCCAATATGGTTTGACACCCGAAGGCTACAAACCCCGAAACGTGTACAACGTTCCGTTTGAGTATGTCCGTGCCGAGATGAACGACAACTATTTGAAAGACCCAGCCATAAAGAGATGGCGCGTTTTCAATAATTGGGACCGACAGAACGTCAAGGCAACGAGCAGCGCACAGAACTCCACGGTATACCCGACCTTTGACCCGGAAAACTTTGCAGCAGAGGTTGAGGAATGCGGCGGTATTGAAAACCATAAAGGGCAGCTACTATATGTGAACCTTGGTACAACGCGCCCATACCCCCTTAGCACGTTCCATTCGGTACGAAACGAGATGGGCGCGGAGGACAAGAACGGTAAATACGTTAACCGTACTTTGGGCAGGGGCTTCCACATGTGTAGCATCGTGTCGCACGGCGATTTCGAGACCGAGCAGGCACAACAGGAGTTCCGCGATACGCTGGCGGAGATGATGGGTAGCGAGAACGCGGGTTCAGTTCTTACAGTAAGGGACGAGAACGTAGCTACTGACAAGCCTTTTATCAAGGTTGACCAGTTGGGCAGCCCGATAGATAGGGAGCTTTACAAGGCATACGTTGACCCTCTTAGAAAGGACATCGCTATATCGGCATATAACATTCCGTTACCCCTTATTGACAGTTCTCTGATGACCTATTCAAACGCTTCGGGCGAGGTTATAAAGGAGCTGCAAAAGGTGTACCGCAATAGCTTGCGGAAGATACGCCAGCGCATTTCGCGCGAGTTGTACCAAGTGTTCGGGGTTGACCCGTCAGTTACAGAAATTAATAATAAATTTGAAGAAGATGGAAGACCTGAAATCATACCCGATAATATTGTTCCGCCAGTTGTTTGAGATAGCAACGGACGTTAAGGATAATAAGATAGAAAAGGCGTTCTTCGAGGCAGACCTACTCGATATATTACCCCAGGTTGGCAGCATGTATGATGCTGTCCCCGGGAAATATATCTCGGACGGGTCTAACTTCGCAGGGCTTGAAAGGGTTATCTGTTATTACGCGTTTGCGCGGTATTTGCAGATAGCAGACCAAAACAGTACGAGCACGGGCATGAAGATTCAGACCTATGGTGGCTCGGTAGTAGTTCCTGATACAAGCAAGGTTAAAAGGTTTGAGGCCGAACGGGGCAAGGCAGACCTTTTCATAGAGCCGTTGATATGCCAAATGAAGGCGGACGGGTTTATAAAGGCATGTACAGTATTGAATACCCGTATCGGGTTAATCAAGTGATAGAACAATTAGAGACCTATTTCCGCACGTTTTTTGCTGTGACCGTTCTTGCAGTAGTTACGGATATACGGGACTTTATATTTTTAGTAGTTATAGTTACCGCGTTGAACTGGTTGGTAGGTTATTTGGCAGACCGGGCGAAAGGAAAGCCCTACAAGCACAAAAAGACCATGCAGGCGGTTAAGGAGTTGTTCCTAACCAATGCGATTCTATTCTTTGTGGCACTAACATGTAATATGTTGGAGCCCGGAATAGATTATCAGTTGTTAGTTAAGGTGCTCACAGGTATATTCCTTATTATATACGCGCGTAACATAACAAGAAACCTTAGGTTAGTACAGCCGGGAAATGAATTCGTGAAGGTGCTGAACAGTATAGCGAACAGCAAGTATTTCCAACTTAAGAAAAAGATTAAGGATGACGAATTTGAAATACCCTTAGAAGAAAAGGAGAAAGAAGATGGCGAACAGCAGTAAATTGGTACCGTTCATCCTACAGTGGGAAGGCGGTTTCGTTAACGACCCCGATGACCTGGGGGGCGCAACAAACAAAGGTATCACTATAGGCACATTCACCGAATACAAGAAGCGGAAGGGGCAAAAAGCCCCTACCGTTACCGACTTGAAAAACATATCCGATGCCGAATGGCACGATGTTTTCAAGTCCTTGTACTGGGATAGGTGGAAAGCAGACGAAATCAAAAACCAATCGGTAGCCAATATCTTGGTTGATTGGGTATGGGCTTCCGGGTCCCACGGTATAAAGCGCCCACAACGTCTTTTGGGCGTGAAGGCGGACGGTATCGTAGGCAAACAGACCATTACAGCCCTTAACGCTATGGACGCGGCTACGCTCTTTAAAATGATTAAAGACGATAGGGCAAAGTTCATCGATGAGATATGCAAGGCGAGACCCAAAAACGAGAAATACCGCAAAGGATGGATGAACCGTATTAATGCAATTCGCTATGAGTAAACTACAAAAAATAATTATAGGCTTTGCAGTCCTCATGGTGCTGTTTGGTGCGTTCACCAAGATGGTAGACACCATAAGGAAGCAAAGAGCCGAAATAGGACGTTTAGAACGTAACGTTGAGGCGATGAATGATGTGCAGATAGAGTACAAAACAAAGCTCGGAGATGCGGCGGTGAAGCGTAAAGCGCTGGAGATGTCGCACAAGGAGCTAAAGAAGACAAACGCAGACCTATATAAAGAGGTGGACGCGCTTAACATTCGAGTGAAGGACGCGCTTTCTGCGACCCGTACCGTTACCAAGACCGTAATAAAGGAGGTTGTGCGTACCGATACCGTAGCCGGGGAACTTATAGCCGAATACCGGGACGCTTGGAATACGATACAAGCGAGAGTTAAGCAAGACAGTACAGAACTAAGCTACCAAGGCAGGGACACGATAACGGGAGTTATCACAGTTCGGAAGAAAAGATTCTTGTTTTTCAGATGGGGGGTCAAGGCTATAGAGCACGACATATCAAACAAAAACCCCAAATCAAAGATAGATATAGACATAGCGGTAAAGCTAAAATAATTAGGGAATGGAGGGCTGTTAACAGTTCTCCATTTTTCGTTAACATTCTTTAGACACAGATGCACAGTAAAAAATCGCTACTGTGCATTTTTTTGTACAATCTAACTCCTTATATTATAATACATTATATGTAAATGTACAGATACACAGATAAAAAGGGGGTAAAACATTATTTTGGAGAATATAGCATTTACCACTATAGAACGAGCTGTAAAAACCACTATATTCTATATTAAAGTTTAGAAAAAACGGTGTGTATCTGTGCAGTGCAGTCTACGCCATTGGGAATCAGCACTTTAGCCGTCGCACACTGTTTTTTTACATCTTTTCACTTTTCATTAAGGTTTATTAGCACAAAAAGAGATACAACCTATTGGTATTTGCCGTATCTTTGTAATATCAAAAGGAAACAAGGGTTTCCCGGAAGGCATGAGGTCACCAAGACATTAAACTGGAAATAACCGTGAACAAGTAAGAACGTAGATTTGTTATCATTGTATTAACGTATAAAACGAAGCGAAGTATGAAAGCAATTGATTTAATTTTCTGAGAGACGCTGACCGATGGTCAGTTCGAGATGAAGAGCCACGTATTAGTATTTATAGACGAGGCAGGCAACGAGTATAGCGATACTTTTTCAGAGGTACGCTGTAACGGAAGATTTGAGGAATACCAATACACCGGTATGGGGTATGAGCACATGCAGAACCTTATGGAGGCTATTTTCTTAAATAAGGTTAACAAGTGAACCAACGTATTTGCAAAAGCGTTATATTTGCATCAACGATTTAAAAAGATAAAGTTACGAAAGAGCAAAAGTTTATTATCGACGAAGTGAAAAAGCACTTGCAGGCGAGCGCGAGGAAGAACAAATACCGAGTTATAGACGCGGTGCAAGAAATGCCGACGTAGTAAGGGTTTATACTCCCTTACTACGTCTCTACAATGGAGGGAACAAAATACCCCGTGAACGTCGAGGATATGTATATCTACTGCGACGAGTGGGACGAGTTCTATAATGAGACGGTGGCAAAGGTTGCACAAGCAATTTTGGAAGCCGAACAAATCAAAGAAGCATAAATTAGTTATTCACCATATAAAAAGAAAAGAAAATGAAGATTACACCGTTAACAATTGATTTTGACGTTACAAACGCACAAGAAGTGGAATTTGTAAATGAACTTATGAACCGTCTATTTGGAAGCGCACCGCTTAATGCAGTGTCAGCGCCTACAGAAAGCCCCGTAAACAGTACAAGCGTACCGACGTTTAGCGAACCGACGCAGACCGCTGCACCCGTTCAAGAAGTGAAGCAAGAAGTGAAGCAAGAAACTATCACTGAAGCTATCGCAGAAGTGAAAAAGGAAATGGAAAAGCCCATAAAGCCAAAGACCGTAAAGGAAGCCCCACAAGCGCCGATTGAGCCCGAACCCGTACAAGCTCCCATCGAAGAGGAGAAAGTCCCGGAGAAAGCCCCAAACGAGCCTCTAACGGCAAAGGACATGCAGGCGTTCATGATTGACTTAATGAAATCTGGGAAAATCACCCGTCCGCAATTAACGGACATCATGCTGGAGTTCGGCGGCGCGTCTCTTATGCGTATCAAGCCCGAGAAGTTCGAGTTACTTAAACAACGTATTGAAACCTACAACGATTAAAAAGAATGAAAGTACAAGTAGGCCACACAAGTAGGGCGCATGCCCTGCTTTCCCCGAGCAGCTCGCACCGTTGGCTTAACTGCACACCGTCTGCACGGTTGGAAGAACCATATGAGAGCACAAGCAGCTCTGCAGCAGAAGAAGGAACAGTAGCGCACGAGTTGGCAGAGCACGCAATAGAAAAGTATTTAGCCGGGGAATACCTACCATTATTGGACGAATTGCCCGTACCCGACGAGATACGTACCAACAAATACTATAGTTCAGAGATGGAACACTACGTGACCGATTATGTTTGCTACGTGTGCGACATCTACGAACTGGAGGAAGGCGCTAAAATGAGTATAGAACGAAAGTTCGACCTAACCACATACGTACCCGAGTGTTTCGGCAGCTGTGACTGTGACATAGTAGGCGATACGGTACTAAACATCATAGACCTAAAATATGGTAAGGGCGTACAAGTGGACGCTAACGGGAATAGCCAATTAATGATGTACGCTATAGGGGTGCTTAACTCCCTGGAACCGCGCCACCGCTCGAAGATTGAAAAGGTACGTATGCACATTGCACAAGTACGGTTAGGCAATTACTCGGTATTCGAGATGTCCGCACGGGACTTGACACACTGGGCGATTCACGTACTACGCCCCACCGCTGAAAAGGCGTGGGCAGGACAAGGGGAAACCAAAGTAGGCAGCCACTGCAAGTTCTGCAAGTTCAAAGCACAATGCAGGGCACAGAAAGAGGCTTTAGTTAGCGAGTTCGAGACCTATGGAGACGCCAAGGCGCTAACGCTTGACGAGATAGGCGATATACTAAGCAAGTCCGACATGTTCACCGACTGGCTGACATCCGTAAAGACATTCGCGATGCAGGCCGCTACACGGGGCGAAAAGGTCAAGGGGTGGAAACTCGTAGAGGGTAGGTCGGTACGTGTCATAAACGACACGGAAACAGCCATAGAACGCCTAAAGGCTATCGGGTTATCTACCGAGGACATAACTAACCGCAAACTGAAAGGTATCGGAGACCTTGAACGCCTGGTAGGTAAGAAACCGCTCGCCGCTACGCTTGACGGGCTGATAGTCAAGCCGCAAGGGCCGCCAACGTTAGCCCCGGAAAGCGATAAGCGCGAGGCGCTAAGCCCAACTATAGATGACTTCGAGGAATTAAATTCATAAAAGAAGTTAACGAAAGAAGTTAACGAAAGAACCAACCTATCAGATAAAGCGTTATATTTGCATTATCAATTTAAAAACAAAACGATATGAAAAGTAACAACGGTATTTTAACGGAGAAAGAGATTCAAGAAAGAACCAAGTTTTGGAACAAAAAGCAATTCCGTACCTGGAGCAAGAAAGAACTTGAAAGAACCTCCACAGATATGCAAAAACTTTTGGCAGCTATAAAGGAATTCAGCGCGGACGAGATTAAAACTATTAGAAATTCAGACGTGGATAACTTTAGGGCATACGCGTATAGCTTTAGGGCATACAGAAAGAACGACACAAAGTGTATCGTATGCATGGCAGCCCAAAAGGATATAGACTACGCTATTTCGATAGCGCCAAAAACTTTTAAAGTTAAACAAGGTTAACAGAGTAAACAATCTATTGATTTATTTGTTATCTTTGCAACATCAAATTAAAAACGGAACGCCCGAACCGATTAGAGGGCAAAAACAATAAAAAAGTTATTATGGCAAAAGCAATGATTAAAAACGTGAGATTGAGTTATGTTAGATTGTTTGAGGCGCAACAAGTCAACGGACAAGGAGAAGCGAGTTACAGTGTATGTTTATTGATTCCGAAAGATAGCCCGGAAGTTCCAAAGATTAAGGCAGCTATTGAAGCCGAATTCTCAGCCCTTAAGGCACGTTATCCGAAGTTGAACGGCAAAGACCCGAAAGTATGGACTAACCCATTAAGAGATGGAGACGCGGAGAAAGACGGTGCGGAGTATCAAGGTTGCTACTTCATCAACGCGAAGCGTAAAGAGAAGCAGGGCGCGCCTATCGTGATTGACGGTAAGAAACAGTACATCACAGACCCGAACGAAGTTTATAGCGGTTCTTGGGGCAACGTAGCCGTATCATTTTACCCTTATGAGTTCACCGGGAAATACGGTATCGGCGTAGGTTTGAACGGTGTGCAGAAGACGAGAGACGACGAAAGACTGGACGGCGGTACAAGTATTGATGACTTCGATTTTGAAGACGAGAACGACGACCTTTTCAACTAACATTTCAATTAAACAGATTAATAGCTGGGCGGTGTAATGCCGCCCAAAAATAAAAAGCAAAAATGGGAAAATACGATTCATTTGTAAACGCAGAAGGTGTTAGAATTTCAAAGGCAACGGGCAAACCGTTGAAGAAGTATAATAAGGTCAACAAGGCATACTGGGCTGCCCGTGAAGGCAAAGCAGTTGTGGGCGTACAACAGCCCATTGTTGAGGTAGACCCGGTAATAGCAAAATTGCAGAGCCTCTATACAGAGGAGGAGATAAAAGGTATTATCGGTTTGAAGGAAGACAAAGGCACGTTTGAACTAATCAACATTGTAGAAAAAACAAATTCAAGCATAGATGACGGAAATACGGGCATACTGATTGCTTCGGACTTCCACATAGAGGAGACCGTAAAAGCATCAACCGTTTTAGGTCTGAATGAGTTCAACATAGATATTGCAGAGAAGCGCGTTAAGAACTATTTCTCGAACGCTATATACATGGTTAAAAAGCATTCTATAAATAATTTGGTAGTTGGTTTGCTGGGAGACTTCATAGGTGGCTATATTCACGACGAACTGGCGCAAACAAACAGCCAGACCCCAATGCAAGGAATATCCACTATTAAATCATGGCTCATTTCCGGGCTAAAAGCGATGCACGACCAATTGCCCAACATTGAAAAGTTTGTTGTTGTCGGTATATGCGGAAATCATGCAAGAACTACGAAGCGCATGCAGTTTGCGAACGGCTTTGCGATGAATTTTGAGTATTTTTTATACAAGGATATAGAGCAAACCTTAACTTTAATGGGTCTAACAAAGTTTGAGTTCATCATTCCCGAAAGTGAATTTGCGTACCTGGATATATACGGTAGGAAAATTCTTATGTGCCACGGACACCAGGTTAAGAGTGCAGGGGGCGTAGGCGGTTTATTCCCACCGATGCTAAGATGGTTCGGAAAATTAAACCAGACGATTAAAGTAGATAAGGTTTTCCTGGGTCACTTCCACCAGTCCATATATACTAAAGAGTTTTGCGTGAACGGCTCTGTAAAAGGCTACGACGCATACGCATGCGGCATGGGGCTGGCATACGAAGAACCTAAACAAACGTTTGTGGTTCTCAACAAGAAGCGCGGATTTATCACATACACAAATATTTTTGTAGATTGATATGCTGACTTTTGAAAGAGCAAATGAACTTTTCCACTACGAACCAAGTAGTGGAAAAGTTTTTAGGAAAGTAACAACATCGTCAGGGTCTATTAAGGGCACGGAGGCGGGGTCACTCGATAAGAGAGAACGTTATTTGCGTGTCACAGTTGACGGGGTGGGTTATCAATTACACCGGGTGATAATGCTTCTCGTACACGGACACCTCGACAAGAGCGTACATGTAGACCATATATCGCACGATAGGGCCGATAATAGGCTGTGTAATTTACGGCTGGTTAGTCTTTCCGAGAACAACAAAAATAAATCTATGGATAGGCGCAACAGCACGGGGGGTAACTGGGGTTAAATTCAACAAAAAATATAATACATGGGGCGCGCATATCGGGGTACGTGGAATCGAAATACATTTAGGTTCATTTAAGACCCTGGAGGAGGCCGCCGCCGCGCGCGCAGAAGCTGAAATCAAATACGGATATCACCCTAACCACGGTTTATAATTAGTCTAAGGGCTATCAATTGTTAAATAAATGCAATTGATAGCCTTTTTTCTTGTTTATTAAAAACATTGTCATACCTTTGCCGTTATAATAGTAATAACAATTAAAACAAGTAATTATGCGAAATTTATTTATTGACTTTGAAACATTTAGTACTACCGACATTAAAAGCGCTGGTAACTATAAATACTGTGAGGATGAGAATTTCGAGATTCTCCTTTGCGGTTACATGTGGGACACCGACACGGACGTTTCAATTATCGACCTAACGAAGCCAGAAGGACTGGACGAGTTTAACGAGCTGTTTACGTATGTACAGAACAACGAGGACGTTGTGATAGTCGCGCACAACGCTACATTTGAACGCGTCTGTTTGCGTGAGTATGGGTTTGACATAAGCCCTATGCGCTTTTTCTGTACGGCTAACATGTCATTGTATTGTGGTATGCCCGCATCACTGGAAGCGGTCTCAAATATTCTAAACCTGGACGACAAGAAGAAGGGCACGGGCAAAAACCTTATCCGTTACTTTTCAATTCCGTGCAAACCTACCAAAACAAACGGAGGCCGCACACGTAATTTGCCGGAACACGCCCCCGAGGACTGGGAGGAGTTTATAGATTACCTACGTTATGACGTGCTGTCTGAAAAGGAGATTTTCGGTAAGCTGTCCCGGTTTGACTTCCCGGAAGAAGAGCAACGCATCTATGCAGCAGACCAGCGTATAAACGATTACGGTATACTGGCAGACCTCGAGCTGGCGCACGCCGCACAAGATATGGACGAAGAATATAAAGCGCGTCTTACCGAAAAAGCCGAAAAGGAATTCGGGCTGAGTTCTCTAAAGTCCATGCCACAGCTTAAGGGCTTCATTAAAGAGCGTACGGGCGTGGTTATTGATTCCCTCAATAAGAATAGTATCGAGGAGGTGATAAAGACCGTAGCGAGCCTTAAAAACGTTACTGACGAGGATAAGCAAGCAGTGTTAGACGTTATAGACCTACGTAGGGAGATAGGCAAAACGTCGAACGCCAAATACACCGCTATACTTGCAAGCGCCGGGCGAGGCAACCGTATTAGGGGCTTGTTCCGTTACTACGGGGCGAACCGTACCGGGCGATGGGCTGGGCGCCTGGTTCAATTACAGAACCTACCGCAAAACCACATCGAAGACCTCGACGGGGCGCGAGACCTGGCAAAGATGCACGACCTGGATATGATGGAAGTCATATATGACAAGCCTACTCATATATTATCACAGCTTATACGTACCGCGTTTATTGCCCCCGAGGGGTACACGTTCTCCGTGGCGGACTTTTCGGCCATCGAAGCCCGAGTAATTGCATGGGTTGCTAACGAGCAATGGCGTTTAGACTTATTTAACGACCCGAAAGCAGATATTTATTGCGCTTCTGCCTCTAAAATGTTCGGTGTCCCTGTACACAAGGGCGATGACTTAAGGCAGCGAGGGAAGGTTGCGGAGCTTGCATTGGGGTATGGTGGCGGTGTTAACGCACTTACCACAATGGATGTTAAGAAAGCGTTAAAGGACGAAGAAAAACCTCAAATACTGTTAAAATGGAGAGAAGCTAATAAAAAAGTAGTATCTTTGTGGCGTTCATTAGAAGATTGTGCAAAACGATGTATTGGAACGAGACGCGAACAAGTCTATGGGATAGACGATGTTTCAAGTATTATATTCCGCTATGAGAGCGGCGCGATGACAATTGAAATCCCGAGCGGTAGAAAGCTATTTTATCCATCGGCAAGAATGGGGAGGCGCACCATAGAAGGCGTTAACGGCTCGTTTGAAGTTGAGGACATCGCTTATATGGGACAAGACCAAACCTCCGGGAAATGGGTTAAACTAAACACCTACGGGGGCAAGCTAACCGAGAACGTTGTGCAGGCGATAGCCCGTGACTTGCTGGCGAATGCGATTTTTAAGGTTTTTGATTTAGGCTTCAATATCGTTCTGCATGTGCATGATGAGATTGCCGCCGAGATACCGAAAGATGGAAACGAAGAAAAGACGCTGCAAATAATGATTGATGCCATGTGCAGTGCCCCAAGTTGGGCAAAGGGCATTCCATTAAGAGCAGCGGGTTATATTACCGAATATTACAAAAAAGATTAAATTATGGAGTTGAGAAAAATGGTTTTTAAAATTGCTACAGCGAGCAGCGCAAAATCTACTTCTTGGAAAAACCGTTCCTACTCATGGGACGAGTTAACCGAGAAGCTGACAAAGGCAACCGTTACGGATGAGACGTACCGGGAGTTTATGAGCGCGAGCAAAGCCGAGCAGGGTAACATTAAAGACGTAGGTGCGTTCATGGGTGGCGAATTGTTCGGTAGCCGTAGAAACAAAAACAATGTTGGGGAGCGCTCTATTTTGGCTCTTGATATTGACTACGGAGAAAAGAACTTCCCGGAAGCGTTCTACTCGGTTATTAATTGCGCGTGTATCATTCACGGGACACACAAGCATAACCCGAAAGCGAATACGTTCCGTTACCGTGCTATTATCCCTTTGTCCGAACCAGTGGACGGGGAGCAATACGAAGCTATCGCCCGAAAGGTGGCAGAACTGACGGGTATCGACTTGTACGACAGAACGACGTTCCAGCCCGAGCGCTGCATGTTCTTCCCATCGGTTTCCCGGGATGTAGACTATGAGTTTATAGATTACTCTGCATTCAACGAAAGCCCTTTGGACGTGCAAAAGTATCTGGGCATGTACGACGATTGGAGTGATACAACCGAATGGGCATACCACAAGGACGAGAAGGGCGAAGCCCGGACGCTTGCCAAAGAACAACAAGACCCCACATTAAAAGAGGGTAACGTAGGCGACTTTTGCCGGGCATACACAATAAGCGAGGTTATCGCGGAATACCTATCGGACGTGTACGAGCCTACCGAGCAGGATGATAGATGGACTTATACGGGTGGCTCTACTTCGGGCGGTATGCTTACCTTTAATGATATGTTTGCCTACTCGTTCCATAACAACGACCCGATACAAGGTAACCACGTGTTCAACGCCTACGACCTTGTACGTGTACACAAGTTCGGTAAGCTGGATAAGGGCGCGGATAGGAAGAACTCCACCGAGGCTATGAACGAACTTGTAAACAAGGATGCAAAGGTGGCAGCGGCACGTGCCCGGAGGCTGGCGGTTAAGGCTGGTGAAATCATGGACGATTTTGACGACGTTATAGAAGTAGAGGAAGCGACGGACAGCGATGTGGCAACTACATATGAGGACGCGATGGCGAAGCTGGAAACCGATAAGCGCGGAGCGTACCTACCATCGGCAAAGAATTTAGGTTTGATAATGAAGTACGACCCGAACCTAAAGGGGCTTATTGCACGAGACCTATTTAAAGAACGCCGGGTTGTTACACGCATACCTCTATGGCGCGCAAAGGATAGCTCCTTGGACTTTCAGGACGTGGACTATTCGGGCGTACGTAAACACATCGAGGACGTTTACGGCATATCGAATAGTGCAAAGATTGACGACGCTATAGCATTGTCCGCAGAAATGAATTCTTTCCACCCAGTGCAGGAGTATTTAACTAAACTGAAATGGGACGGTATCGAACGTGTAGATAAGACCTTAATACACATCATGGGCGCCGAAGATAACATATACACCCGCGAGGCATTCCGTATCATGATGGTGGGGGCTGTTAAGCGTATCTTTCAAAAGGGTTGCAAGTTCGACAGTATGTTAGTGCTACAGTCCGAGCAGGGCGCGGGAAAAAGCACATTCATACGGATGCTTGGTAAACATTGGTTTTCCGATAGCCTTTCAAGTATGGACGGTAAGGGCGCGTTTGAACAATTGCAAGGTAATTGGATATTGGAGGTAGCCGAATTGTCAGCAATGAGACGTTCAGAAGTTGAGGGCGTGAAAAACTTCATTTCTAAAACAGAGGATAGTTTTAGACCAGCATACGGACGTGTTACTAAGAACTTCCCCAGGCAGTGTATCTTTATAGGTACGACCAACCGGGACGAATTTCTAAAGGACGATACGGGAGGCAGACGCTTCTTGCCCGTGAAGGTCAAGGCGAACGCCAATACGCACCTTATCTTTGAGAAGGGGTTCGATGATTACGTAGACCAGCTTTGGGCAGAGGCGGTCCAAATGTATTTCCGCAAAGTAAGTACGTTGTTATCTCATGAAGCCGAGGTGATTGCCGAGGAAGGGCGCGAAGAGCATTATGAGGCAGACCCCCGAACCGCATCAGTAGAAGCGTATTTGGATATGCTTGTACCAACAGATTGGAGGTGGATGTACTTAAACGAACGGCGCATGTACTTTAGGGAGTACGACGCATCGAAGGTAGACCCGGAAGACTTTACACTGGAAAAGATGGACTTCGTGTCTACCATGCAAATCGCTACAGATGTGTTCGGGATGGAGGTAGGGCGCGTAACCGCAAAAGAGAGCCGCGAGATAGCTGCTATCATGTCCAAAGTACAAGGGTGGCAGCGTTCGGCAAAAGCCAAGCCCCTTATGGGCATAGGACGCGCACGAGGGTTTGAGCGTATTGTTAACGAGTGATAACAGAGGGGGCGTAAAAGCCCCCAAATGTTATCACTCGTTAACGGAATATACAACCTATCAGTATTTGCCGTATATTTGTAATGTCAAAAGGAAATAATGACAATTTAAAAACAAAAGATTATGAATGATAGGGCGGAAGTAGTTAGAGTAAAAACATTCGGAAGGGTAGCTTTTCAAGTGAACGTATTAAACGCTGAAACGGGATTGTACCGAAATAGTCTATCCAGAAGATTTGAAACAAAGAAAGAAGCTTTAGAATTTATATCAAATTACGGTTTAACAATTTAAAAACGAAAGATTATGAAAAAGTTAGTAGTATTAGCAGTGTTAATTCTTACAAGTGTATCAATGTTTAGTCAGATTACAAGCCAGGGTAAGCCCGAGGTATTAAAGTCCTTCCGCATGGGCGTTTGCAAGTTGGTCGATACCAACGGGGAAATAACCATCGAGGCGGTAACGCGTGAGACCGAAAGGTATATTATGAAAGTCCATTTAGGTACACCCGAGGAAGCCGCGGTAACGCTTGCAAGCCTTGCAGAATACAAGCCCGGTAAGGGTGAGACGGTGAACCTAAACAACCCGAGCAACAACGAAGCGTATTTTCAAAAGCTTACTGGCTCCTGGATAATCACGGAGAAGTTAACGGAGCTTTTCAGTATTGCAGTTAGTCGCGGAGAGCTTAGGAAAATGGTTGAAGCGTTGGAAAATTAAAGAAGTGTTTTTGTATATACAATTTTAAAAAGAAAAGATTATGAAAAGTGGAAATTTTATTGAACTAACGTTCGTAGTTAAAGGTGAATTGCAAGTAGAGTATATCAACGTTGAACACGTATCACGTATTATGTACGCGGATGGCAAACCGTTTATTGGTATGCTGGGGCAGACCTACACGCGCCAACTCACAGAAACGAGCATGCAAGAACTAACGGAGTGTATTAACTTAGAAAACAATTAAATTAAAATGGTTACTATCTTAAAAGTTATCGCAGTAAACGAGGGGGAGCGTACCTCCTATTATCCCACCCCCGGAGATGGGGTGTTTCCAACCGTGGAGGAAGCACGGGAGTTTTATAAAAATGAGTTCAAAACAAATAAAATAATATTGTGTTATGTCAACAAGTGAAAACGTACAGAGTTACAACGTAGGCAAGTCCGATTATTCAAGGCATGCTATCCAGCCATGGGACATTTGGAAAGAGTATAATCTTAACCCCTGGGACGCGGACATAGTGAAACGCGTTCTCCGAACCAAGGAGGGCGAACCCCGAACAGTGGATTATGAAAAGATTATCCATATATGCAAATATCGCATTGAGGAGCTTTCTAAGGAAGTTTCAAAGGAGACCAAGGTAGTTACACCAGTTGAGGCAGAAAAGCCCGTATGGGACGGGGAAATTGATGATACAACGGTATTTTGCTTGGACGAGACAATGAAGCCAGCAACGTTCTATATTGAGGGAACGAAGTGGAACGGTAAGTATGTCGGTTACTCGGTGTTCATGACTGGTAACGTACCCAATATGTACTTGGGCGTCGACGCAGAGGGAAACAACTTATATGCAGACCTTTCGGAGTTCAAACAATGGTGTTACACCCCGGAAACGCACTTGCCTCCAAAAACGTTCAAAATGAAATATACCAGCCTTTTTGGCAATCACAGAAGCTCGCTAAAGATAGGGTACGTAGGTACGAACTACGAGAAACACGACTATATAATAACGTGTGACGGGCGTTTGCTCCGCTACTTCGGTATGAAGGAAGGAAAGTTTTCCTATCGTAATATGTCGGCAAAGCGCGCGGATGGTTCTTACCCCGAGTTCTTAAGTGACATTAAATTAGAAAACAAAGCAATTCAATTCACGTTATGATAAGCAGACAAGAATACGCGTACGGTATCGGAGACGAGATAGTACATAACGGAGAGATTTTAAAGTATAGGGGCTATTATAACGGGCACATCTATACAACTACAGTAGACCACAATGCCGGGGAATTCGCCGAAACAGTGGTATTTGAAAACAAATTGAGAAATGAAGGATATAATAAGTGAAAAAGATTTAGAGCGTACATTCTCCGAGAAGCTTAACCGAACAAAAAAGGTGTGGGTAATAAAACTATTATCCACCTTTATAAAAGGTTTGCCGGATAGAATGATACTTTGCCAGGGTGGGTATGTAGGCTTCGCCGAGATAAAGACCACGGGTAAGAAGCCAACCAAAATACAATTACTGATACACAGCAAGTTAGAGGCTTTAGGCTTTAAAGTATTTGTTATCGATGATTTGGAAAGCAGGGACGCTGCAATAAGTTTTTTCTTAAGAAATGTTAAGGAAATAAACAACGTACCGGGAAAAAAGGGTTATCTTTGTAGTATCAAATTAAAAAATAAACAGATATGAAGTATTTAGGAGGTAAGACAAGAATAGCAAAAGAAATTTTGCCTTTAATCTTGGCAGACAGAAAAGAAGGGCAGTATTTCGTAGAACCGTTTTGCGGTGGGTGCAATGTGACTGACAAAGTATTGGGTAATAGAATAGCAAACGATTACAACGAATACTTGATAGCCATGTTTAGGGGGCTGGTATCCGGGGAAAACTACCCCGAGCAAATAGACCGCGAACTGTATAATGACGTTAGGACATGTTTTCGCTCGGGGTCTGACAAATACGACCTTGGATTTATGGGCTGGGTGGGGTTTATGGCTTCTTACAGGGGTAAATTCTTTGGTGGATACTCCGGCGCATACATGAGAAGTGACGGCAGGTATGTGGACAGCGTATCCGGGGCTGTGAAGGGCATAACAAAGCAGATACCCAATTTGCAGGGCGTAGAATTTCGTACCGGGGGCTATAAGAATTTACAGATACCCGACGAATCCATAATATACTGTGACCCCCCGTATATGAATACCACAGGGTACGCAGACGGTCTGAACCATGACGAGTTTTGGCAGTGGTGTCGGGAGCGTGTTTATGATGGACATAAGGTTTATGTATCCGAATACCAAGCCCCGGACGATTTTATAAAGATTTGGGAAAAGTCAGTGCAAAACTGCCTTAGCATCAATAAAAAAGCTACCGAGAAATTATTTATTTACGAAGGACAATTTTAAAAAACAGAAATCATGAAAAAGAGAAGTTTAAAGGAAGAAATCGAATACCGTTTGGGTATGTACTTTGGTATTAAGTCGGGCGCGCTGTATGTCCGTGATGATAAGTTCGGTAACACCGAGGAAATACTAAACCAGTTGCAACGCGATATTACCCGGGACGTTAATTTCCTTTCGCGTAAAACACTGGGTTACGTATCGGGTGGGCAGGATTTCAAAAGCATTTGCGTATTCTACAAAACAAAATTAATGAAGTAATAAAGCTATGGTAAACTATATAGATTTAAAGTTAAAGTGTATCGCAGGACACACCGAAATAGTAATCAACGGTCAGCGCATTAAGTGCGCGGCCGATTACGACAGAGTAATAGGACATATAACCCCGGCGGCTCTCCATGAGTTTAGCTCGCAGTTATTAATGATAAAAGCAATGTTATGTTAGAAAGAAAGCAATTACATGAATACCAAGTAAAGGGAGTGCAGCACATCATAGACAATGAGTTTTGCGCGTTGTTCCTTGATATGGGACTTGGTAAGACAGTAACAACCCTAACGGCAATTAAAGACCTTTTGGATAATTGCATCATATCTAATTGCCTGGTAATAGCCCCGAAGAAAGTAACACAAGTTACATGGAGAGATGAGATTAAAGCATGGGCGCACCTTAAAGACTTGACGATATCAATAATAGACGGTACAGTTAAGCAGCGCCGGGAAGCCTACGAGAGGCAAGCGGACATATATGCGATTAGCCGTGATAACATTGTTTGGCTTGTGATGGAGTTCGGAGGTATTAAGCTTCCCTATGATATGGTTGTTATCGATGAACTAAGCAGTTTTAAGAACTACGCGTCAAAGCGTTTTAAAGCCCTTAGAAAGGTGCGAAAGTTCATACCACGAGTAGTAGGCTTGACGGGCACGCCGTCGCCAAACGGACTAATAGACCTATTTGCTCAAATGTATTTGATAGACCAAGGGCAAAGGCTCGGTAAATCAATCACAGCGTACAGAGATAGGTTTTTTCGGCCAGATAAGCGGAACGGTGATATAGTGTACAGCTACACCTTGAAAAGCCCACAGGAGGAAACAGAGCAGCAAATAAGCGACCTAATAAGTGACATAACCATATCAATGACGGCAGAGGACTATTTGAAGATGCCCGACCGCCTCAACATATACGACCGCGTCGAGTTGTCCCCGAAGGTGCTGGCGCAGTATAAGGAGTTTGAGAAGGAGCAAGTACTGGAGCTTATCAACTCGGACGAACCAATAAGCGCGGCAAGTGCAGCGGCGTTATCCAATAAGTTACAGCAATTCGCAAATGGCGCAATATACGATGCCGACCGAAAGGTAATTGAGGTGCACGACGAGAAACTGGAGAAGCTCGAGGAGCTGGTAGAAGCCGCGAACGGTTCGCCCGTATTGGTTGCCTACTCATACAAGCACGACCTCGACCGTATAATGAAGAAGCTAAAGGCATACAAGCCCGTCAAGCTGGAGAAGCCCGAGCAGATAGCCGAGTGGAACGCCGGAAAGATTAAAGTGCTTGTAACGCACCCGGCGAGTGCAGGGCACGGGCTTAACCTACAAAAAGGTGGGCATACGCTTATATGGTTTGGTAATACATGGAGCCTGGAACTATACATGCAGTTCAACGCCCGGTTGTACCGTCAGGGGCAAACGTACCCCGTAACAGTCCATCACATACTAACCACGGGAACGGTAGACGAGAAGATAATAAAAGCCCTTGATGGCAAGAAACAGACGCAAGACGGGCTTATGCAGAGTATTAAAGAACTTATGGCATTTTACAGTAAGAAATGAAAAAGTTAATAGCAGTTATCGCAGTCCTACTATTTTTGGTAGGCTGCACCGTAGTACAGAACGCCGCGGACAGCATACAGCGTAATTTCAAGTTACAGCAATTAGAGTACGGGCTATCACTGAAGGATAGTTTAATACTTAAATGATGTTAACGAAAGAACCAACATAACGGGAAAAGCGTTATATTTGTATCAACGATTTAAAAACAGAAGATTATGGAAAAGTATTCAAAAGCAGTTAGTGAGATGTATTTGCAGTTTAAAAAGAAAGAAGACCATCCGTTGAAAAAGTACGTGGGGCGGTTAGCTAAATTAGGCGGCAAGAGATTGGAGGTGGTGGGATACCGGAACGGTACAGATAGTACACGGGTGTTGATAGTAGATTGCACTAAAATTAAGGGCTGGGTCGGGAGGTCGCCGGGCACCGGTGACAGGGTATTCAAAGAGTGTGAAAGTTATTGGTACGTTAGCATTGACAGTTTAATAGATTAGAAGATTATGATTAGAAACAAGGATTTCGCGATGCTGTACGCAGACCGTGCAGTATTCAACAGGAACGATGAGTTTGTCGGTGTGGTAGTCGGTTGGAACGACATGCACGGAGTGATATTAGGTGTTGACCACGCGGACGGTTGGTCGTCTTGGGGTGCTAACGATATGAGCGTGTCCGAGGACGAATTTCTGTCTTATGAATACCACAACGCCGGGACACTGTACGAGCCTACAGAACTAATGGGTGAAGAGGAAGCCCCGAAGCATAAAACGATAGGCGAGCTTATCAAGGAGCACGAAGGCGTGCGTGGTATCCAATTCTCGACGGACGAGCACGGTAATGTGCAGGCCGCCTATATCCGCGGTAGGCACGGAGCTATGAAGCTTATCAGTATGGGAGACGGTTTAGAAAATGTATCATCAAAAATATAGGAGGAAAATGTATGGAGGCATTAATGTGTTTATTTGGAATAGCAATAGGCGCTGGTTTGGTAACTGGTTTGTGGCTCGTAGCCAAGTTCGCGGCCCGTTATATAGATGGGGAGTACGACGAGTAATGGAATGGAGTGTTTAACTAAAACAAGAACAAGGAAATGACTAAAGAACCAAAGCTTCCCCATAAGCTTAAATGGGGCGACAGGACGGCCGCAAGGGTCGACAAAGTGGAATACCTTATCGGTATTAGAGTAGTGGGCTACACGGGCATAAAAGACGTGATTATAGCCGAAGTACATGAGAGTGTAGCGGACGAGGTGGGCGCGTGGCAACTGCCCGAAGACTTAGAGAGCGTGGACAGTGGCGACGTGTTTATGAAGAAGCCGCGAGCCGGGGCATATTACAGGTATATAAAGATTAAAAACATCGTGCATGAGGAAAGTTAGTTTTATGGATATGGCGGTGTGCCTCAACTGCCATGTGTTCATTATATGGGAGTTCATACGAAGGTACGGATATACCGCCGGGGTAACAAAGGATAAGTACGGGCGCGGTTATGTGGAGGCCAATCTTTGCAACGGTTGGATTGATAAGCTGGCAAAGTATGTAGCAGCCCAGGACTTCACGTATAAGCAGCCAATCAATAAAAGGCAGTATCTCATCAGAGATGGGGCACGCCTCGCAGAGGAGAAAAGAAACGAGCAGGACATATCGAGAACCTACGGAATTGACCCGGACGGAAGGATAAAAAGGGTATCAACGTTCAAGAATGGAACGGTTCAAACGTGGTATTGGTATCGGGACTCGCTCGGGTGGAAATTGACATAATGTCAGCACCCCCGGAGGGCGTGTCAAGCTAAGTGTCAGCACCCCCGGAGGGCGTGTCAAGTCGAGTGATAGCAAAAAGCCCAAATCTGATTACAAAATGTCAGATTTGGGCTTTTGTTTATATTCAGAAAAAAGAGGCTCAGAAATTAACAGAATTTAACCACACTTGCACAGTAAAAAATCGCTACTGTGCATTTTTTTGTACACTCTAACTCCTTCTATTATAATATATTATATGTATATGTACAGATACACAGATAAAAAGGGGGTAAAACATTATTTTGGAGAAAAGTGTATTTTGAGGGGTATAAAATATACTATATTCTATATTAAAGTTTAGAAAAAAAGGTGTGTATCTGTGCAGGTGCCTGTAACGTTCAGTAAGATAGGTAGTTACAGTGACACAGTGTTCAACCGTGTAAATATAATTCATTTGTAAACTTTATTTGTAGAAAAGGCCTAACTGACCATAGGTTGGTCTGATGCGATTTGTTGCCTACCTTTGTGTCGTGATTGAAAAGAACCAAAGCAGTTGATACGAACTGCGTGGTATCATCCGTGAAGTCCGAACCGTCCCAATACCGGGATAGTCCGAATACTACTCGTGCATCTCTTTAAGAGACCGCGAGCACACACGTACGATACCTTAAATACCTAATAACAAAAATATGGCAGGAAGAGCAAAGAAGGAAGCCGCCCCGGATACGAAGGCGGCAATTACCAAGGGACAAGCGACGGGCAAAGCCCCAGCCCCTAAAACAGATTTGAAGATGTGCAAAGAACTTTATGAGGTCGTGCAGACGCGCGGTTGCAAAGGCGCAACGTTGGCTACCGTCGAGGAGTGCGTAGATTACGTAGCCGAGTACATGAACTTTTGCGCACGTAACCCGTTCATTACTTATGAAGTCCTGAA